TATGAGACCTGTCGTATCGAATGGTGTATGGAAAGGAACAGAACAAATATCTGAAATGAATGGTCAGGAGGAAGAACCTCCAAAAGAAGATCCAGCAATAAAAGCAAAGCAGAAGAGACAAGACCAAATTAAAAAACAAGTATTGCTTAAAAAAATACAAGCAGTAAGACAAGGTGGTGGAGAAAATATAATGGCATCATACGAACCATCAAACTGGAGAGCAGATAAAAATATGAGAATTAATAAATTGATGAATAGGTAAACATCATGTCTGATAATGTATATCTTGGTAATCCTAATTTAAAAAAAGCAAATACACCGATAGAATTCACTCAAGAGAATGTCATTGAATTTGTAAAGTGTAAGAACGATCCTGTTTATTTTGCGAGAAAATATATAAAAATCGTATCTCTTGACGAGGGATTAGTCCCTTTTAACATGTATGATTTTCAAGAGAAGTTAATTGATAGATTTCATAAGAATAGATTTAATATATGTAAGATGCCTCGGCAGACAGGTAAATCTACAACCTGTATATCATATCTTTTACATTATGCTGTTTTCAATGATAATGTTAATATTGCTGTTCTAGCAAACAAAGCATCAACTGCTCGTGATTTATTAGGTAGATTACAACTTGCTTATGAAAATTTACCGACTTGGATGCAGCAAGGTATCATATCTTGGAACAAAGGTTCATTAGAATTAGAAAACGGATCGAAAATATCAGCAAACTCTACATCATCATCTGCTGTTCGTGGTGGATCTTACAACGTCATATTCTTAGACGAGTTCGCATTCATACCGAATCATATTGCAGATGATTTCTTTGCGTCTGTATATCCTACAATTACATCTGGACAAAGCACAAAAGTTATTATAGTTTCTACTCCCCGTGGTATGAATCATTTTTATCGATTGTGGCATGATGCTGAGAAAGGAAAGAATGAGTACACACCCACAGATGTTCATTGGAGTGAAGTTCCTGGTAGAGATCAAGTATGGAAAGAGCAGACAATTGCAAACACATCAGAGGAACAATTTAAAATTGAGTTTGAATGTGAGTTTTTAGGTTCTGTTAATACCTTAATAAGTGCAACAAAACTTCGAAATCTTGTATATGAAGAACCTTTGAAGAAAAATGCTGGTCTGGATATTTATGAAGAACCAATCAAGGATCATAATTATTTGATTACAGTTGACGTTGCTCGTGGTTTAGGTAATGATTATTCTGCGTTCATAGTTTTCGATATTACCAAGTTTCCATATAGAGCAGTCGCAAAATATCGAAATAATGAAATTAAACCAATGTTGTTTCCAAACATCATATATGATGTAGCAAAAGGATATAATCAAGCATTTCTATTGGTGGAAGTAAATGATATTGGAGATCAAGTAGCAAGCATTCTTCAATATGATTTAGAGTATGATAATTTACTCATGGCATCAATGCGGGGTCGAAATGGACAAATAGTTGGTCAAGGATTTTCTGGTAAAAAATCACAGTTAGGTGTTCGTACGACTGCTGCTGTTAAAAAACTAGGTTGTTCAAATTTAAAAACACTATTAGAAGATGATAAAATATTAGTTAGTGACTATGATATTATTGCAGAGTTGACAACTTTTGCTCAGAAAGCAAACTCCTTTGAAGCAGAAGAGGGTTGTAATGATGACTTAGCAATGTGTCTTGTGATATTTGCATGGTTAGTTGCACAAGATTATTTCAAAGAAATGACCGATAATGATGTAAGAAAGAGAATATATGAAGAACAAAAGAATCAAATTGAACAGGATATGGCACCTTTTGGGTTTATTGCTGATGGGTTAGATGATACTGTTTTTGTTGACAATGAAGGTGATAGATGGTATGCTGACGAGTATGGGGACAGATCCTATATGTGGGATTATAGATAACACAAAAAAATGTTTGATATCACAATAAAAGATAATTACTTAACAGATGTTGAACAAGTAAGAGAATTTGCAATTAAATATAATAATTGGAGAATATCTGATCAACCAGATACAGGACCAAGATGGAAGGGGATGAGATCAGAAAAGTTTAAAACTATAGGGAATGAAGATTTATTGAAGATAGAAAAAGATTTATTTAATTTTATATGGAAAGAAAGAAAACTTAAAGATTGGAAATATCCAAGTTCTGTAAATTATCAAATAGATGAAACAATTCTAGCAAATGGTTCTTTAATAGATCCTATGATTACTACATATTTTCATAGAAATCCTGCAAGAACTATTGATATGCTGTCTGATTTTTATGAAGATAGATTTCATAGGGATTTTTTGTCATGTGCGGGGGTAATATTTTTAAATCCAAATCCTCCACCAATGACAGGAACTTCAATTCTTGATGGGCGTAACATTAAGATTATTAATGTAGAGAACGTGTATAATAGATTAATATCTTATGATGGATATCATATACATGGTTTGACTGGATGTTTTGGAGACAGTTCAGATACTGATCGACTAACTATAGTATTTTTTATTCACGAAAGGGTATTTGCTAATGGATTTGACTAAAAAAATGATTACTGTATACGAAGAACACATTAAAAATCTTGAAAAAGAGAATAGGAGTTTAAAAATGCAAGTTGAATTTCTTAAAGAACAGTTAGCATATAAAACATTTGGAAAACCAAACTTACATGAAAAGAGTTGATGGAATTTGATGACCAATTAAAACTTGGACACTTATTACTTAATGATAGAAAGTGTCGAGTTTGTGGTGAAGAGAAAAATTTAATTGAAGGATTTTACAGAACTAGAAAAGGGAGAGGCACTACAGTATCATCATATTCATATGAATGTAAAGTATGCACTATCAAAAGAATTGTTGAAACTCGAAAGAAAAGAGCACCTTTTGTCGATTGGCAGTATCCTGATTGGTAGTGTTCATGTAGTGTTTCCCCAATCAAAAAGGTCATTTTAATAAATAATTTTAACATATTTCGAGATTCGGAGAATAAAAGATGCCAGTAAATTTAGCATCTCCTGGAATTGTAGTTAGAGAAGTTGATTTAACTATTGGTAGAGTTGATTCTGCCACTGACAAAAATGCTGCAATTGTAGGACCTTTTGAAAAAGGACCTGTTAACATTCCAATAATAGTTGAGAGTGAGCAGGATTTGATTGATAATTTTGGTAAACCATACAATACAGACGATCAAGTTGAATACTGGATGGTTGCATCATCATACTTAGCATATGGTGGAGTATTAAGTGTTGTTCGAGCAGCAGATGCTAATTTAAATAATGCTACCGATGATGGTGGTACTGTGGTTATCAACAGCGTAGACGATTATATTAACAAAGGATATGATGAAAGCACTTTAGCAGGGACAGTGGTTGCTGCAAGAAATCCTGGTTCATGGGCAAATGGATTAAAAGTAGCAATTATTGATTCTTTAGGTGATCAAGTTGTATCAGTAGCCAGCACCACAGGTGCATCGGTTGGAATGGGTGTTACTCAAGCAGCATCTGGTGTGTTACCTGGTGCAGGAACAACTTCAGTTCTTGACGGAACATTCAAAGGTATTATCACTGAAATAGGAACTGGAACAATTACAGTTAAGTTCTTATCACATACACCAAGTGGTGGAACTGAAACTGAAAAGGACTATGAAGCATCAGGTGTGTACAAGTTTGGAACAACAGGAAATATTACTGTTGTTAATAACAGTGCTGTCGGAGTTCTAACCACTTCTGTAAGTAGCACAGCAGATTGGTTTGATAGTCAAACAATCACAACCACAAATGGAGATCCAATTAGTTGGAATCAAATCGCAGATAGACCTGGAACATCAGCATATGCAGCAGCAAGAAGTTCAAGATTTGATGAGGTTCATGTTGTTGTAATTGACGATGATGGAGATGTTACTGGAAATGCAGGAACAATTCTTGAAAAGAATTTAAACTTATCAAAAGCAAAAGACGCTGAATTCTCTGCTGGATCTGCTTCATACTGGAGAAAGTTTTTACTTAATGCTTCAGACAATATCTTTGGATTAAGTGGTCCTACAAGTCCTGTTACAACAGCATTTAAGAGCACTGGGAACGGATTTGTAAAAGAAACTGATGTAGCATGGGATCAAAATGCACAGAATATTAAATTTGCTGCAAACGGTAATATTGGATATTCTTTATCTGGTGGTAAAAATTATGACGGAACTTCCGACATAACTGCTGCTGGTGCTCTAACAGCAACTTTAGGTGACCTATCAAATGGATATGGTTTATTTGAAAACGTTGAAGAGTTTGATATCGACTTCCTCCTTATGGGGTCTGGATCATACGCAACTGCTACAGCACAGGCACTTGCAAACAAGTTAATTTCTGTTGCTGAACTTAGAAAGGATGCAGTGGCATTCATATCACCTAATAAATCAACATTTATATCAGGTGCAGGAACTGATTCTGCAACAGTAGCATCTGCTGCGGACATCACAAATAATGTATTAGAGTTCTATGCTCCAATTACATCATCAACTTATGCAGTTCTTGATAGTGGATATAAGTACATGTTTGATAGGTTTGGAAATACTTTCAGGTATATTCCACTCAATGGTGATATTGCAGGAACTTGTGCAAGAAATGACATCAATAACTTCCCATGGTTCTCACCAGCAGGGACAGCAAGAGGTGCTATTTTAAACGCAGTTAAACTTGGATATAATCCAAATCAATCACAAAGAGATAAACTCTATACAAATAGAATTAATCCAGTAATCTTCTCACCAGGAGCAGGAATCGTTCTATTTGGTGATAAGACTGCATTTGGAAAATCATCAGCATTTGATCGTATTAACGTTCGCAGATTATTCATTTTCATTGAAAATGCAATTGAAGCTGCAGCAAAAGATCAATTGTTTGAATTCAACGATGAGATCACAAGGACTAACTTTGTGAACATTGTTGAACCTTTCTTGCGTGATGTTCAAGCAAAGAGGGGTATTACAGATTTCAGAGTTGTTTGTGATGAGACAAATAACACTGCTGCTGTTATAGATAATAATGAATTTGTAGCAGACATCTTTAT